AGCCAAAGTCAAGCCCCTCGTAGATGTTATCGTATAGCTTAATTTCTGCGTCTGTAATAGCGCGCAATTCGACGTTCGGGAAGACCATCCCGCCCGTACCGTTGGCAATGCCCATATACTCGTTATCGTAAGCGTCTGGGTTGACTTGCTTCAGATATTCTGCTTCGTCAAGAAACACCCGCCCTAACCATTCAGGCGGCATTTCAAGGTAGCTGGAGCGATGTAAATAGCGGTTATCTTTTGGAGTTGCTATTTCCTTGTTTGCCCAGTGATTCATTGAGCGCGGGGTGTTGAACACCTTGAATATGTACGCAATATCCGTGCCGCGAATTGCAGATTGCATGATAGAACGAACCGCTTCCGGACCGGGCAGCTGATCGTATTCCTCGAAGTGCAAAACGGCTATTGCCCCGAATGGCGGCTTAATGGACTTGATAGACATTGGATCGTTGGCGCCCCGGAAGAAGATTTTCTGCCCTGTCGGGAGATATGTAATTTCCAGGGGTGACGTGGTGAACTTGAACTTCTCAGACAATCCCAACTGATCTACCGCCCACTGAATCTGCGAATAAACCGAATTGCGCAAGGTGTTTGCGTGCTCACGAATACATAGCACGTGCCACGTCGGGTTATTGACCAGCAGCACCACGTCTACCAAACCGGCGAAACTTGACTTGCCAGAGCCGCGCCCATCTGCCAGGACGTACTCCGTGTGCCCATGTGCGAGTATATCGCGGTACATATCAATATATGCCCGCCCGATCTGTGAGGCGTCTAAACGCGCGATAACCGGCTCTGCTTTATTTTCTGTCGCCTCTTGAACGAGCGCCGAATCACTGTAATCTTCTGGATAAATCTGTTTTAAACTACGAGCCGCCCATTCGGGATCAATGCTTTTAGCGCGATCAATTGTCTGATGGCATTCTGCCACAAACGTATCCGTAGCAACCTGCCATTCGTTCCATAATTTCATGTAGAGGCGATGTTCTTTAGATAATCGACCGCCAGATTTTTCTAATTCCCGCCTTAATTGTTGTGTTAACCGACGCGCTTCACCTTGCCACGTCTTATAATAGTCAGATTCAAAAAACTCTTTTCCGTTTTGTTCGTAATCGGTAAGAAGTTCCCCAAAACTCAACCACCGAAAGAACGTAGGCTTTGCTACGCCTGCGTGTCCCGCACACGCTGATATTAAGCCGCCATAAGCCCGCATTTCGCAGGCTAATTCAATGTGCTTATCGGTAAGACGCAGGCGTGCAGACAACTAACTAACCTCCGCGACCAGCGCCCGAAGCCGCATAGCGAGCTGCGTTTAGAACGCCACGGAAAAAACTACCACCAGCACGTCGGGTTGATCTGTAAGAACGCATTGCACCTCTTGCACGACCTCTTACCCTACTGAGAAAATTACGCATGTTATATCACCTCCATATCGCGCATAGCTTTTGGAGCAAGGCGGCTCTTCTTTGACTCCAGAATAATCGGCTCTACTGGTATATCCAGCATTGCCGCTAATTCCAAACCTGATACATATTTGTCACCAAACGATTGATTATTGGGCGAATACTTATTCAACAACTTTTCCAAAAATTGCTCCTTTTGACTTCTTGATTGGAAGCACACACAGAACCAAAACTCGCCTGATTCATAATCTCGAAAGTGTTCAGCGTTGTTCTTACGATTCTCACGAATAGAAGCCATCATGTCATCGACTTCCACGTTAGAAGATTGTTCGAGATTCAGATCGTCATGGTCTGGTAAACCAGGCAGACCGGACGGGTCGAACATGGAATTTATATCCGGATCGGTGAACGGGTTGCCTTTTTTCTTTAGCAGTGCGCCTTTTTTCTCAAGAGCAACTGTCTTTTTATCCATTTAGTAGCCTTTCATAACGATAAAACTCAGCATCGAGCAATGGAAACCATTCCAACATGCGCTCATAATCGTCTGGATAAACCTTCCGAAATGGCTTGATGTAATAGTAATCAACAGCAGCAATAGTACGCCCTGAAAACTGATAAGCCTTTGGTATCTTGCAATTATGCCGCTTGATAATGTCGGAAACCTGCTCAACGTTCCAATCCCAAATCGCATAATAATAGCGACGAGCCTTTGTACCCAATACCCCGTTCTGGTACATCATCATACGCCTATCGAGATTGTCAGCCATCCGCATCCCCATTGCAGAGTAATAACTTGGTAAATTCAAGTCATAAGCCACAACCGCATCAATATCAGCGAAGCGGTATTCTGGTAGCTGCCAAGCTAATATCTGTGCGCATCGCTCAGGCGGTTGGTAAACAAAATTATTTAGCATTTGATAAAAAAGAGGATGGGGCAATCTCATAATATGCTGACCAAAAAAAGATTCATAATAACCGAGATTCTCCGAATCTGACCGCAAGCCAGGGACTGTATACAAATAAACAGGGTGAATATTGAACCCTTTATCCTGAAGATACAGCCACATCGCTATTGAGTCTTTGCCACACGAAAAGTATAGGATTAAGTCATCCACTTCTGACTTAACCTTCCTGACAAGCTCATCAGAGGGCATTAATTCAAGTCGTTGTTTCTCTTTCATAAATAAGCCTAAAGTATTATTGACATCCACTTATGCAAGTGCTATCATAGTGTTATGAAAGCACTCAGCATACGCCAGCCGTGGGCTTGGCTCATTGTAAATGGCATTAAGTCGGTGGAAAACCGCTCTTGGCCTACAAATTATCGTGGCAAGTTTCTCGTACACGCCGGCACGAAGTTTGCGATCAATGACCGCGATTTTGACGCTTGGCGTGCCGAAATGCAGGCTGCTATTGACAGTGAACAATCGTTTGGTGGACTCAAATTGCCTCGTAGACCGCAAGATTATCGCACTGGAGGCATCGTTGGCATGGTCGAGCTCATTGACTGCGTGACCGAATGTGAAGACGAATACGATCAGCTTTGGCACGAGCCAGGTATGTATGCCTTTATTCTCGACAATGCCGAGGTTTTGCCATTTATGCCTTACCCAGGCAAGCTCAATTTCTTTGAAGTTCATCCCCAGTAGCCTTCGCCTCGAATACCAGCGCAATACCTTCACGCTTCGTTTCAGCCAGCATCGCCATTTGTGGGATCGCCGTCTCTGGTAGATCAAGCGTAAGCCGAATCCCACCATCAGCCAGCGTTTGTAACTTGTAAACTATGGCATTGAATACTATCGTTTCCAAATAACCCTCGTTTTCACGCACAACCGCGACCACGTCCACAAACACTCACGCCCACCGATGAAGTCAATCCGTACCGCCAACCCACGCCTCGCCTTTGCCACCGCTCATAGCGTCAAGCCGTTCTGTCAACTCTTTCACCTGCTTTTCCAGTTCACGAATGCGCTTGTCCTTGTTGTTGACTATCTTGCTCAACTTATCGACCTGCGTCTGCAAATCAGCATTTTCCTGTTGTAAGTTCACAATAAGTGCTTCCCTGTCTGATAATGCAGAGCGCAAGCCCGACACTTGCGCTTCCAGTAAATCCACCTTCGCCGCCAAATCATCCGCCCGCTTATTGAGAGCGTTTATCCTCGTTTCGTATGCGGATGATAGCGTTTGAACACAGTCAGCCTGGATCTTCTTGCGGTTAGCAAGCGCATTCACAACAGCCGCGCCTAAGCCGCCTCCGCCCAGCACCGCTGCTATGATTGCAATCCAGACGTTCTCGCTCATCCGTTAGCGTCCTCGTCACCTTCAAGCGCATTGAACCCCGCAATCAGATTGGATGGCTTGTCGGTTAGATCGTGAAGCAAATTCGATCCGCCCCCTGCAACAATAGCAGTCAGAATTTGACCGATGAGTTGGTTCGGAATGAATGTCGCAAACAAGTTCACGCCGGTAAACCAAACGAACACGCCCGATAGAATCCAGGCCGGATAAGCCAGCCAGAATTTGTCCCAGCCGTACTTATCGAACAACGGCGTGACTAACATCGCCACGAGCCTATTGGCGAGTACCATCATTCCGATCACAACTCCAAGTGTAGTTACGTCAAATTCCATCAATTCCTCCGAATTAGCTAAAATGTAATTGCTCAATGCCAAGTTCCGAAAATGTCACTTCACGATCACGAGTAATGCGATCCTGCCTGCGTTCACGCTTCAAGTCGGCAACCATAAAAACCAGCCACTCCGGCCAGTTGCCGCTATCAGCCCCGTATTCTTCAAGACAGGAATTACATAAATCGTAGCTATTCGTAATGACTTTTCCGCAAACACAACGTTTAGCGCCCATAATTGTCCTTAATACTTATAGCCACATTTCAGGGCTTTTTATTCATATTTCGTAAAATTCGATGGATTGTTGGCTGTGAAAGCCCCACAATCTCAGCCACTTCCGCCTGCGTATACTCGCACAACGCCCACAAGTAGAGGACGGTTGCCTCTCGGAAAGTCAACCGTCCTATCGCGCGTTCTATATCTATTTTGTTATCCACACTTGTTGGATCATCGTTGTCAAATATATCACTCAAGCTCATTTGGACTCCAGTTTTTCTAATACGGTATCAAGCGGAGGGCGTGCCTTTACTTTCCACGCAATCACATCAAAAACACCTTTGCTTTTCTCGGCATTACTTTTGCATATGCGTGGGCTTCCATCTTCGCCAGCGTCTAATCTGCCAACAACTTTTACTTCCATATCTTTTTTTATTGTATTAAAATATTCTATACTTTGGTCTTTATATCCAATAACATTGATGAAAATATTTTCATATTTGTCATTTTCGTTTCCTTTGGTAGCTACTGTAAATACACAAAATGGTGATTCTTGATCCTCATTATTGAGTGAGCAGTCTTGAATGACCTTACCTCTAAAAACAATTTTTACTGACATTATTTATCCTCCGTCATGTCAACTAGCGCGTCCCGAAGTCCCTCCGCATCGTTAGGCGATAAAACGATGTCAAAAAGCAGGTATTGTTTCCCGCGGATCGCACTCCATAAGCGTTCGAGGTAAAGCCTGAACTTGCTTTCGTGCTTCCCGTAAAATGCGTTCTCGTAGACTTCCAGGCTCACGCTGTTGTCGTCCATAAACTTTGAAAATATTAGTACATGGCAACCACAAACACACCGTATATATTTCTCTTGATAGTTCATTCAGCCTCCAACGCCTGTCTGATCACTTCAACCGCTTCGCCCGACTTGACCGCCTTGCAGTCGAATGTCAATACGCGCCAACCTGCCAGTTGTGCGAGGTTCGCTTTCTCGTAGTCTCGCGCAATGCCCTGTCCGGTCGAATGTGCACCCTGAGTGTACGTGCCGCCATTGACTTCAACCAGCAACTTGTGGTTCGGCTCAGTCCACGCAAAGTCGAAGCGGAACATGCGCCCCTTGATAGCGCGGTACTCGCGTTCAGGTTCTGGTAATCCCATCGCGCGAATTTGAAACAGCAGCAAATCCTCAAGCTTGCTCATTGTTCACGCTCCTTCTCCGGTGTCCATTCATAGATAATCTTTGCATTCTTGCCGCTGTGCAACCGCCACGTTCTACCGTCAAACGATGGCACTAATCCGGCTTCCCATAGTTTAACTGCCGATGAAAAGTCATACTCGTAATCGATGGCGAAAAAGCTGCTGAAATATGCCCAGAGCGAAGCACTGACCGAATCCCTGACCGAATCCTTGACCGAATCCCTGACCGAATCCTTGACCGAAGACCAGTCCTTCAACCAGCCAATTTGTTCATCTGTCACTTGTTCTACCTTTGGCAACTCGAGCGGATTTACAATCGGCTTGACAATCAGCGGTTCGACCACTGTCTTGAAGTCAAGCCTCTTCACCCATTTTTCAGCGGCTTCACTGTCGTTTCGCTCCGAGTTAATCATGTCGATTTCAAACTTGTTAGTTAGTGGATTGAATTCATATTTATTGCACCTATCCTCGTCAAGATTGAAATGCGCACAAATATGTGAATGACTATCCGCTCCATCGTCGTTTAGGTGCGCCTTGCGATAATCCCAATCGAAATAGTAATACTCCGCTGGGTGGTTGACTGGGTCTGTTACAAAACTGAAAAAGTTACACATTATATCACCTCCGAATCCTCTTTCCCGTACACAATTGTTTGCGTTTGTGTATCGTTAGACGACTTGTCATCCTGCCGCTCATAGTGACATAGAGCGGTAAGTTGGTCAATTTCCCACTCCATCCCAGCGATGCGCTTGACCGCGTATAAGTGGCACTCTCTCAATCCATGCGGCACGTCTTCTGACAACTCCATTCCGCAATATTTACAAACGCGTCTTTCACTCATCTCATCCTCCTAAAATGGCACTTCGTCATTCGCGGGCTGTTCGTCTTTCCCGCTCAAAAACCGCACCGTGTCAGCCGTCACGTCGTACGATGCCGCGTAGCTGCCGTCCTTGCGCTGGTACACGTTGATCTCCGGCTTCAGCGCGCCCTCCACCAGCACCTTGCTCCCTTTGTGCAAATACTGGTTGCACGTCTCGGCCAACTTTTCCCACGTCGAAACGCGGAACCAGGTCGTCTCGTCTACCTCGCCATACTTGCGTGATGTTGCCACGCTGAAACTCGTCACGGGATCGCCGGAAGGTGTAAAGCGTTGTTCTGGGTCTCTGCCTAAATTGCCAATAATAATTAGTTTTTGGTACATTTTTGCTCCTGTTTAGTTTGTTTGAATTTGTGTTTGTTTCTGTTGCTCATACAACTTGCGGAATTTGTCCTGCCGCGCTTCAGGCGTTTGAACTGGCTTTCCGGCGCGTTTGCGGTTGCGATTGTTCATAACCCACGTTTCCGGTGACTTCATTGTTGTGCACGAATAACCGCCTTCGCACATTTGTTTGATCGCATTGCGATATTCTTCAACCGTAACGCCTGCGGATTCAAAACGCTCGAGCATTTCAACAACCGGTTTAGTCGGCTTTGGCTTGATGCCGGTCAAGTTCTGAAATACGTCTGAAAATAGAATCCATAAAGAATCATTTGTTTCCCCAACTGGTTCAGATTCTTCTTCGGTTTTACTCTTAATATTATTCTTACTATTACTCTTACTATACGATAGGGTATCTTTTATTTTAGATAGGGTATCTTTTTTTTCTGATAGGGTATCATCTGGAACTGATAGGGTATCTTCTAACTCAATACCGTTGTAAATACAGTATTTTTCTTTCACCTCACAGTCAGGAATACCCTCAATAATCAGTTCGATATTCCTTCTTACCTTTTCACCAGCGTTTGAATGGTACTTCTGCATATTCACAATCCAGACAACACCATCACGATAAAATGCCTTTTCGTCAGTCTCAAACTTGGTTATGATCTCATTGATACGCTTGCGGTCTAATCCAGTTTCAAGCTGAATAATCCGTTCGTGCATTTCATATAGCCCAGCCAGGTTGGAGTTGTCGTTGCTGAATAAGTAGATAAACAGCAACTTTTCGTCTGGCTCTAAATCTAAGAACCAGTTGTCACGCCATATTTGGGTGTGTATCTGTCTGTAGTTAGCCATTAGAACCTCCTGTCTTGCTGTCATAAGTAGCTATAGATTTTGGTATAGCATCTATCGGAATTGAGAAGTTAATCGTAAGTCCCCACCCTTTGTCGCTAATCACACTGTATGGGTGCTTATTCTTCGTAAGATAATCAGTCAAGCACCAACTCTTGAATTTATTCCAACTCAACCTGACAAATCTACTGATAGCTACTCCCGCTTTGTCCATGAATATGTAGTGTAAATAATCACATCTTGTTTCGTAAAACCAACCAGGAGCGTAAGTTACGGCATCTTGGATAAACTCAACAAGAATATCGGATCGCTCTATTTGTCGAATTTTCTCTTCGATTTTATCTTTGCCATCTAATATGCAGTCATAAGAAATGCACGAGGTTGATCTGTCTACGGTGTGTCCTCTCAGCACGTAATATTGGTCGATGATTAGTTGAGAATCCTTTTCGAACTTGAAGTATTCTTTCTTTTCCTGTTCTGTCATAATTCGTTCCCCCAAGCGTCCCAACCTTCGGATTTTCTGCGTGCGAATAACTCTATCTTTTTAGACAGCGGATACATCGTTTCAATCAGTTGCCGAAAATACTCAGGTTTTTCGCTGTGTTCGTCCGATCGCTCGATTTCAATAACGCTGTCGTGTAAAGTATTAGACTGTTTTGGAAAACTTCCCTTTGTGCAAAGTAGAAGGAACTCATGCCTGACACTGTTATAGTGCCCCATGACATGTTTCACTTTGTCCCAGACGAAGGAAGTTTTATACTCAAATCCCCATGCCTTTATTACAGCATAAGAATCAAATAACTTTGGTGATGTCGTCCACATAAACAAGACTGCGTTGTCTTCGGTCAAGTCTCTTATCGGCAATTCACAAAGTTCATCAATTGACATAGTGGAGTAGTGTCTATCGGCTGCCCCATGAATATCAAACCCAAATGCGTATTGCCAGGGAGGGTCAGCATAAATGACGTTGTATTTCCCGTTTGGAATTACAGGAGTACTTTCTATGCGCTCTTGCCTTCGCTCAATGCGCTTCTCGCGCTCAACTTCCTTTACGGCTTTCAGCACAATTGATGCCGTGACCTTCCCCTCCGGCGTTGATGTAATAACGCGCTTCCATGCTTCAACCTGTTCTTCTGGCTCAAGTGACGCAAGAGGTCGCGCTTGACTTTCTGTGGCTGGTAAAATGTCTCCAATTGGAGACAAAGTATTCAAAACTTTAGCACTTTCAATAAGGCGATAGGCGTGCGCTCGTTGCATACCCCATTGCTCACGGCAATATTCTTCGAACGTGCTGTGCTCTTGCCTGTATAGCCGTTTGTCCCGTATCTCAAGCAGGGCGTTCCCAACATCCACGAAGGTATTCAGCCCTTGCCTGATAGTTTCTTCAAGCTGGTATAAACGGCTTCTCTCATCTAACGTAATTAAGTCTGTCACATAACCTCCTAAAACAGTCCCATTTGCGGCACTTGATTATCCAGTTCCAACACCGCCGGACTGTGCGCCTATCGGCAGCCCGAATTCCGTCACCATCCAGAGCCTGACCGACCGCACCGGCATGCACGAGCGGGTCTGTGTTCCAGCGCAGCCACCCTTTGCACGTCAGGCACTCTCTCATGCCTTCCTCACGCTGACGCTGGGATTCCCGATCTTGCGGAATCGCAATATCTCGGGGTGGTGAAGCGCGTATCCGGAAAGCCCCTTGTC